CTCTATATTTGCAAGAGCAGTGTGTGTCTTATTAATTTGGTCTAATGGTGTTCCAAGTATTTGATAAAATTCAACTGTAACATCATCTGCGTGTGCAGCTGCAGTTGTTCCATCTATACCTCTTGTGATACTTGACAATCCAGTTCCAGAAATAGTACCAAACATAATTTCATTACCTATCTTCACATAACATCTTGAACTTAGATTGCTAGCAACAAACCCTGTTCCAGAAGTTAATGTTAATGATGTTGCAGTAGCAGTAATCGCACCATCTAGTGTTGTTTCTATTCCAGACTTTGCACCTGTAATCGTAACATTGTTTGATGTAGAATACATTGCGTGGTCTGGGTGTTTAACTTTTACGACAGTAGAAGTAGTTTCTAAAGTTAATGGATTGGACTGAAGTCTTCTTCCATAAACTTCTGTTGAACCATCTTCAGCAGTTGTTTCATCACCTATGTTATCATTTGTCATTGAAATCTGTCCAGATGTTGGACTAAACTCTGCACGATATAAAGTAAATTTCATATCTTCAGCTTGTATCGCATTCCAAGTTCTATTATTCTGTGATTTAAATAATACTCCAAGATGTGGTTGTTCTGAAACTAATCTTGAACCACCTACATCTAATTGACCCATTTCAGAAATCCAAACTTTGTAAAATAAACTATCTGTTAAAGTAACAAAACAATATTCAACACCTTGACTAAGATATATTGGTGAATCAAAAGTGAATGTCGTTGCAACTGAAGCATCATCTGATAAATTAATATCAGCTGGTTCTAATACCTTTCTACCAAATGGTAAAACTCTAGGGCCAGGATAACCATTAACAACTTCTCGTATTTCAACTCTAAGAGGTAAGTTTTCGTCTTTTGCTTGAACATATAAATCAATCTTCGTAATAAAACAACCACCTTCCTCATTAACTATAAATGTCTGTGCAAGTGGGTCACCAGTACCATTCCACACTGGTGGTGGTGGATTAGCTCTAAAAACAGAACTTGTAAGAGTTCTATTTTCCGAAACATTTTCTTGTGTTAATATTCCATTTCTTGTTGCAACAATAGTTTCTTGCTCTACCTCTAGTGTTCCCTTTGCAAAATAAATTGCGTCTGCAAAAGTCTTTGGTGCTACACTTCTATCGTTTGTGGCACTTGATGTAACTCTAAATGCTACTTCTCCAGTTTTAAATTTTGGATTTGATTCTTGGCCAGGAAACTTGTAATCTGGTATTGCAAATGTTCCCTCTAACTTACCAGCTGCAGACGTAACTAAAGCACTACCTGCTGAAACTGATGTAGCTCCTGTTGTTGTATATGTAGTAGACAACGGTGTGACAAATGAATTTACATCTTGTCCATCAAAGAAAACATAAACTCTAGTTTTAGGTTTAAATCCTGTACCAGTAAATGTTATATTTCTTGGTCTAACAAATGGTATCAATGACCTGTTAATAACTTTTGTACCTAATGACTCTTCTGTAACATTTTCAACAACAGTTGTTTGTAATCCAGTTCTACTTTGGTCAGTTCTTGTATCTGTGGTTGTTCCTAAAGTTCTAGTTCTAACATTAGCTGTCATTCCAATGCCGCCTCCACCTGAGAATCTTACTGTATTTCTTGTTGTAGAACCACTCCAAGTTGTTTCCCATGCATTCCAAACTGTTCCTATTGCGTTCCTATTTGCACTCAACACAGAATCAAAATTACCTTCAACATTTACAATAACATCTGGAGCAACTTCAGTTTCAAACCATTCATCTCCAGAAGGAGATAATTCTACTTGTCCAGCAAAACTTGCAACAAGAAATGGTTGAACATTTTCAACTTTAGTTGCATAAGGTTGTTCTGTTAAGGTTGTTGATGTATAAGGTAGTGTGAGTATATCACCAGTTTTTTGATAACCAGCACTAAGTCTAGTTGCATCTGTTGTATTTACTTCTGATAAAGTTGTATTTCTTAAAACACATTTAGGTCTAAGTTCTTTTTGAACCATATCAATTGCACATTTGTAATCTTTATTAGGTGTATTTCCTAATCTATGTCCAGCAAAATTATCTACAACAAACCCAGATTTAAATCTGTTTAGTCCGTTTGCATCTTGTATTTCAAATGACTCTGCATCTCTTTCTAATAAACTCAATGCAGTAGAAAACTCAAGATTTTCTATTCTATCTTGCAATCTTCCAATATCTCTCATAGTAAATCTTTGAGTTTTTAATCTTTCAAGAGTAACATCTTCTGGTGTAAATGTATAAGCTGGTATAGACAGTGTTGCTAATTTCATTGTGTTGTCTAAATCTTTTGGTTCAACTGGGTCTTCAGCAGACTGTCCTTCTACCAATCTAAAATCACCATCAGGTGTTAAAAATAATGATGCTCTTTTACTTAGAAAAAACTCAAAGTCTGCTTGTATAAAACTATCTGGTTGAGGACTGTCGACAACAACAGCACCTGTTCCATCAAATTGTCTTTGGAAGAAATCAAATGATTCTCCTGTAATTTCATCTATGGCTGCAAGTGTTGATGATGCACCAGTTATGTTTTCACAGGTTGGTCTAAAATCTATACAGTCAGCAAGAGGAAACTCTCCACTTGGTTCTGGGTCATCTGGGTCAACTCTTGTTGCAGTGTATGTTGGAATATTATCATAGTCCATTTGTCCACCAACATTCGAATAAGAATCTACAGAAAAGAACTCTCCAGCACTATGTGCAAAGAAATCATAAACAACTAACAGTCGTCCTCTAGGTGCAGTTGCAGTTTTCTTTCTCACTAATCTTGAAATGTCATAGAAGTTATCTCTTTGTCCAGTATCTAATGTAAAGTTACTGGTAATTACTTTACTTCCAGCAGTTACAGCACTTATGGCTGCAGTCGCACCAGAAGATGTTCCAGTGATTGTGTCAGAGGTTGTAAAGTCTGTTGCACCAAAACCATTTGTTAACACATATGACATAGGAGATGTTGTATCAATAATTCTGGCAACTGCACCAGATGATGAACCTGTAATTTGTTCACCTCTAGTAAATGTTCCTGTGATTGTTCCAATAGTTAACTCTGGTGTTGTTGCATCTGAACTGGTATCTTCTGAATCAAACACACCCACTACTTTAAATGCATCTGCACGACCTAAAGATATTTGTTCGTCTGTTGGTCTTGTACCAAATGCGTGAGTAGCACCTACATCAACTTTTAATTGTTTACATAATTGTGTTGTCTTAACTTTAGAAGCAACACTTGTCTTTAATATTGTACCTATAAATTTAACTTTTGCACCAGAACCTAATATACTATTATCGGTTACTGTTAGTGTAGCTGTTCCAGTTCCAGATGTTTTACCAGATACAGAAACTATATCACCTTGACTACCAGTACCATCACCAGCAGTTAGAATAGACATAGTGTAATCTTTTTCTGCAAACCCAACAAAGGTTTCGTTACTTCCAGCAGTGAATGATACCACACCACCAGTTGTAGTTGTTCCAACGAACTGTCTACGAACTGTTATCTGTGAGTCACTTGCGTTATTGTTATCAGTTGTAAGTAATGTTTTAATTACTGGTTTTGGTAATTTAAATAATGAAACATTTTTTTCTGGACTTGTAAGTGTTGCAGTCTTGATATCTTCTCTTGCAATGTTACCAGTTGCATCTTCTAATTGGACATCATCATTAGCATTATTACTATTTGCATCTGTACCATTTAAAACAACTTTACCACTTAAACCAGCAGTTGTTTGTAAAACTAAATCAGCAGTAAAATCTTGTCCACTATCTGAGTCGTCCATGAATATTTGTCTTGCATCTGCGAAAGAATGTGTAACTATATCTGATACTGTTAAGTCAGCATTAGCTGCATTCTCTATAATTAATCCAGTTTCAGCAGAGTCAGATGCAATTAACTTTTCACCAGAACTAAATGTTCCAACCACTTGTGTAAGAACAAGTTGCGTTCCAGAAGTTAATGAACCAAAAACTAATCCAGTTGCACCAGATGTATTACCTGTAATTTTTACACCACCGTTTGTTCTACTTGCAATTAGTGTTGGACTTGGTATATCATTTAAAGTTAAATATGTAAATGGTCTAATATCAAATAAGAATAATTTGTAAACTGCGTCTGTATTACCAGCTGTTCCAGAATCATGTTGTATTGTTCTTGCTCTTGCAACACCAACTTGATTACCAGAAGCACTTCCTCTTGTAACAGTTTCTTTGTCAAATAAACTTAAAGTATTATATGCAGTTGTTTCACCACTGACTGCACCTATATCTGGTGTGCTGTATAAATTTGTAATTTTTGTAAAGTTACCTACTTCAAATGTTGTAACACCAGCATTAACTGTAGCAAAATCTCTTGCTTTATTTACATCTATAATACTATTAGCAACTTTTTCAATTTCATATCCCTTTACATAAGCTTTACCAGAAGTTACTGAAAGTGCAAGTAAACTATCTGATGCAGTATTACCATCATCTGTTGTTGCACCAGATGAATATACTCCAGTAAAAGTTTTATTTCTTAAAGTATTAGTTACAGACTCTCTCATATCAAACTGAAAAGGTCTTGTTGTATAATCACCAGATTCATCAAATGTTCTTCGTGCAAGTGTGTCACCAAGAATAGAGTAATCTGTAAATCTTGCATTATAATCTACGTTACCATTCCTAACTCTAACTATTTCAATGAAAGATGAGTCAGCAACTGAACTTTCTGCAAGACTTGTAAGTGTTAATTCTATTTTTAATCTATGAGCACCTTTGGCTGCATAGTTTGGTGAACCTGTTGCATTATCTGTAAGTGAACTATCTGATTCTGGAGTAACTAGTGTTTCTGTTATACTCAAACCAACTCTCGCATTTGCAACATCACTTGTAGCATCAATCACATGAGTTTGTTCTGCAACTCTTACAAATTGTCCTCTAACATAATAGATACCATTTTCTATTTTTGCAGATGTTCCTGTTTGAGCTGCTGTTGTATGCGTGGTTGCAGATGCAACATTTGTTGCGTATGTTGTAGTGTGTGTTACTGAAGCATCTGCTATAATATTTTCTGAATTACTGAAAGTTGTTGTTTCGTTATCTGTTCCTGCTTCAGTATATTGAATATAAAGTCTAGGTTGTGTTGTAGATGTTCCTGCTTCAACTCCAATAACTCTTGCTTTAACACCAGAGGTTGCACCTGTTATGGTGACAGGAGTTGTAGTATTTAAATACTGTGCAACGACTACATCTTCTCCACCAAATGTAGATGCAAGTTGTATCGAAGTGTATGCGTCTGAAATAGATACTTGGCCTGGTATAATAACTGTGCCATCTTTGAATACATTTTGTCCATGTCTTTCAATTTGATTTTGTAGTATAGACTGGAGTTGTGTTAACTCTCTAGCCTGAACTGCAAAGCCAGGTCTGAAAAGAACTCTGTGAAAATTATCGGTGGTATCAAAGTCGTCATAATAAGGTGCGACATTTAAGTCAGTTTTCTGTGCCATATTTAAAACTCAATTATAAGTTTGATGTCTTCTGTTTGGTCAGAAGCTCTTTGGATTGGTTTTCTATTTTCTATGTAAACTATATCTCCACTGTCTGGGTCTAGCTCAGGATTTGCATATCCAGCAGTAAATACTGCTGTATTATTATTTGCAAGGGTTACTGTTTCTGAACTTGTTGTTTGAGGTGTTCCAGTTGCACTAGAAGTTGCACCTGTGATTAAGTTTGCACCACTGAAAGCAACAAATGCACCTGTAGTAGAGTTTGTTCCATAGTCACCAAATCGTTCTTGTTGGTAGTAAAGTATTTTATTTGAACTATCGTACTCTACAACTTTACCACACGCACCAGTAGATGCTTGTGATATTTTTTCGTCTACATCAAATGTACCACTCGCAGTTGCGAACTTGACTGCATAGGTTTGTCTTGCTGTAGTAGCACTTGCAACAGTTGATGTTCCAAATGCGTTTGGATTAACAACTAATCCTACTTCTCTAAAATCGTTTGCAACTGAAAAATCATCACCCTCTGCTTCTGTGATTGTTGTTGCAGTCATTACATAGTGTCCACCTAATTCATCTATTGCAGTAAAACCATGTCCACCCTTTGGGCCTATGATAACCGTAACCTCACCACCTGTTCCACTACCTAATGTGGTAGATGATGAGAGAGAACTATCTGAGAAAATATAATCTGAACCTAGATTGACTGTTGCGAATGTGTATCCAGCACCAGCACTATGAATTGTTGTGTCTGTACCAGCAGTCAAACCAAAAGATTGTATTGCACCACCTGAAACCGTAATACGAACTATAGCACCAGATGATGTCCCTTGATTTGTTCCATCTCCATAGACAGCCGCATAGTAAGTTCCATCTGTATAACCTGAACCAGCAGTAACAGAAAGACTTTCTATTGCACCATCTGTTGCAGCTGCAGTCACAGTCGAATCATCAAAGACTGGAACATAATCTGTTGTTACATATTTTGCAGCTTGTGACGCAGTAATTTTGTACATATACTTAAGAACATAACCACCAAGTGAGAATACTGATGTGGACTCTGATGTGGGTTCTGTACCACTATATGCAGTTCCACCGTTATTGTCAAGCACTTTATATACTCTAAAATCTGATGTTACGAAGAAGAATGTAGAGTCAAATAGATTAGACGCACCACTTGTAGCAGTGTTTGATGAACTGATATTGTCTTTGTACATATCAAAGACTGTGGTGTTTGACCAGTTTCTTCTTGGTATTGCATAAGCAATATCAGAAGATGTAACCTTCTTTGCACCTAACATTGAGTCCCAGTTATAAAATTCTCTGGATACACTATCTGCTGGTGTGGAAGGTGAACTGTCACTTCCTCCAGTTGTACCTGTGGTAAATGGTGTGGCCTTTCCTAAGAAAAGGTAGTAGACATCTGCTGATGCCTCTGAAAAAGACTCATAAAAGTTTCTTGCGTTATGTTGTCTGAATTTTTCTGTAATGATTGCTGACATTCTTTAATCCTTTTGAATTATTTATACAACTTGTTACGGTGTTATACCAGTTGCACCCTCTAAATCTAAATTATCCCCACTTGTTTCTTCTAGTAAGAAACCATTTGAGGAATCGTTTGTGTCTGTTCCATCTTCAAGTGCAATGTCACCAGTATCTCTAGTTGTAATAACAGATGAATGTGTTACTGGGTCATAACCACTACTTGTACTATTTAGTGTGAAATTACTTAGTGGTATTGAACCAACACTTGGAAATACATTTGATGTTTCCATCAAGAATACTCTTGGGTTCTGGAGTATTTCATCTTCGTCAAGTTGTGATAGTAGTTTGAAACCAGCATCTGAACTAGAACTGTCTGTTCCATTTAATATAATAACATCACCAGCATCTTGACCTGTACCATCTTCTAATAAGAAACCATCATCAATATCATCATCTCTTGTAAGAGAACTTTCTATTGCAAGGTGGTCTTGTCCACCTACTTGTGTTCCACTTTCTAGTAATATAGCTTCTAATAATGAGTTTGTTGAATAATCTTCCACAACTAAACTTCCTGATTCTGCTTCTAATGAAATACCATCTGCCTCTTCTCCATGAGCCTGACTTGATTCTGTCTGTCCATTGTCCCTATATTTTGTTTTATATTTTGTTTCTTCTTCTAACTCTACAAAGAACTCACTATCTTCTAGTGCGATAGGTGACTCTCCACCCTCTACTGAAATATGATGTTTAAATTCTAAATGATTAATGTCAAAGTTATTCTCTATAATAATCTTATCTCTTCTCAAGAACTCTGCAAATGTAAAACTACCTATCTGACTTAATTGAACTGCACTACTTCTATTATCCTCTACGATTATCTTCTCACCAGCATTTTGTCTTGCCTGTCCAATCTGCACAACATAAGAATCTTCTGTGATTAATCTTGCAGTGTCAATATCATGTGAGTCTTCCATATTAATATTATCACCAGCATTAGAACCATCTGCATCTGTTCCATCTAATACAATGAAACCAAAACTCTCTGGAGCTTGTGTTGCGTTTAGTACAAGGTTGTCTGATACGAGAGGTGATGTTCCTTCCTCTGCAAGAAATAAATCTCCAGAGTCATCTTCATTAAGAAGATTGTTAGATTCTAAATCAGTGTTACCAAAATCTTCTAGTCCTAGTACCAATCCATTCTCTAACTGAATACCAGTCACATCTTCAAACTCAAATGTGTTTGTTGCAATGTGTGTTAATAGGTTTCTACTTTGTCTAACTGTTGGTTTGACACTTAATTTAACAACGTGTTCTTTCGCAAGTGTTTTCTCATTTAATCCACCCACACCATTATGAGCACTCTCTGACTTCATTACTCCACCAGCAACTTCATTGTCTACTACTGTTCCCTCAAAGAGTATGTCATCACCTTGTTTAATGAAACCATCTTCTAGTGCAAACAGATTACCACTCTCATCAAGTATGTTATCGTATTCATCTGTGATTGAACCAGCTTCAACATCTAACTTACCACCCTCATCATTGAACCCATCACTTGAGTTTAGAACTAAGTATGCAACATCATAATCATATCCATCTGGTTGAGAACCACTCTCTAATAATATTGAAATATTACTTGGTGTATTAGATGCAGCTACTGATGATGAACCATCAAGGATTAAATTATCTCCAGCAACGTGTCCTGTTTCGTAAATGATTTTATCATCTCTATGCGTAATACCAGAGTTGTCTGCTTTTAATCTCATTCCAAAAACTTGTTCAAAGATATTCTCAAGAGCAGATGCAAGGATTGGTGAGAACTTCTCTTCGTAGCCAGGTACTTCAGAACCAGCAGTTTTAATACCAGCATTAAGTGCAGTTGCAATTGTCACTTTACCAAATGGTGCAAATCCAGCAGGGTGTACTGCTTTCTTTAATTCATTTAGATAAGAAGTTAATGACGCACCAATTTGAACTTCGTATGAATAGTCTTGATAGAAATAAGAATCTTGTATTCTAATTAAATCTTCACCGATAATACTTTCGATACCTTCATAACTTCCAACTGATGTTGAAATAGTATCTACAACTGTTGTTCCTTTTGCAATGTCAGCTTTAATAATTGTACCAGACGCACCACTCGAATCAGTTATTGTAACATTCTTTTTAGAAAAGTCAATACCACTTTCGTGTATGATATCTGAACCAACATCTATACCAGATGCAGATTGGTCATAAACCATATTACCATTACCAGTTTCATCTGGGAATAATAATGAACCCATTGCATCTGTTCCATCTGAGTCTGTTCCATTTAATATAAGTAAATTACCAAACTCTTCTGTAGATACTCTATCGTTCTCATCTCCACTATTACCAGCTTCAATCACTAGGTAACTAGAGTTAGGATTATTCTCTCTGTATCTGTTAAGTAATAGTTTACTATTTGCGTGTTGTACTTGTTCGTTGTGATTACCTTCTAAAAGTATTTCACCACTGTTATCTTCTTGTATAATATTTCCAATAGAAGTAAAAGGTATTGTTCCTTCTTCTATTGTAATATTGTATGTCTGTTTACTTTCACCATCTAATAAAATAGAACCACCAGTTTCAAGTAGTATACCCTCACCATCATCAAAGTCTAATTCATCTTCAAGTAAAATACCTTGAGGTTCTAAAATAGTTGTACCAGCCTCTAATGCAATCTCTTCGTTGAAAGTTCCTTCTTGTTCCTGTACCGTTCTGATTACATCTTCAAATGTTGTGTCAAGAACTTTCGTGTTGGTGTCAAAACCTTTAACTACACCAGTGTGAGTTGTTAAAGTATTAGTTGCAGAGAATGTTCCTGTAACGTCTTTAAGAATAAAGTGAGCTCGTAGTTCTATCTCTGGAGGATTATTACTTAAGTAATTAAAACCTGTATTGTTTACATTGATAGATTTTGCAGAACCAATATCATTTGTTAATGCAGTAAGAGCTGCACCTGTACCACCTGTACTTGTAATTGTAACAGTTGGTAAATCTGAATTGTAAAGTCCACCCTCTGATAAGAATATTCTTTGTATAGAACCTCTCTCTGCTGTAGTGAAAGTATCTTCTTCTAAGAACAGTCTATCATTTGGAGTTCCGTATGTGTCGTTTGTTGTAACGACTGTATCAGTAAGTAATGAAAACCCAGCATTAGAACTTGTTGCATCTGTTCCATCAAGTATGATATCATCATTTGCATTTGCACCATCTACATCTGTTCTATCTAAAACAATATTAAATGACTCTTCTGACGCAGTTGTTCCATCTTCTATAATGATTACATCTGATGTAACTTCAGAGTCATCTAGTGTCCCAGCTTCTAATTGTATACCACCACCAATTACACTGACAAAACCAGCTGCAGATTTAGTATCACTCTCTGAAGTTGTAAAGGTAAGAACATCTCCTACCTCATATCCAGAACCAGCATCATCAACTATGACTTCACTTACCGAACCACTTGTGATACCACTCACAACTAACTCTGCTTTGTTGTTTCCTAAGTTTTCTATCTCTACAGGTTCTTGGTCTGTGTGAAGAATACCAGTATTAATAAGTGATGCAGAAGACAGTATAGCTTCTACAGTAAATGAAACATCAACATCTCTTACAGTAGAGTTTGCAGTTATTGTTTCACCGTCTTGAAATACTCCATCAATATTTGCAAGTTCTAGTTCTGTAACAGATTGTGTTCCCTCTTGAAATGTAATCGCATCATTAACAATTGCAGTAGCACCAGAAGTCTGTGCAGTAATCTTTTGATTGATAATCTCATCACCAGACACACCAGCAAAACCAGAACATCTTAAGATTGTTTCCGTTCTCCAGTCACCATTCGACACACGCAACATATGTTCTGTGGGATAGAATATGTTTGCTTCTTCTCCAAGTAATATTCTAAAGAATAGTTCGTGTCCTTCTTTTGTACCTTTAGCTGAATACAAGTCTTTAATGTTCTTAAGTAATTTTCTTTTTGATACACTAGTTGCAAGTGACTCTGGTATGGAGGTCATTAATGAAGAACGCATCTGGTCTAAGAAATCAAAGATAGTATTATCTACATCTGCATACTCTAAAAGTTGTTGTATGTTTTGTATAGGGTTTGCACGATATTGTGTGATACTTCCTTGAGCATTAGAAGTTTGTCCAGTAAATGTTTCACCAGTAATAAACTTTTGTTGTGACGATATATAAAGTCTTTTGTTTCTTGAATCTTCTACAAGTATTGTTGCAGTTGCATTTGATGTTTCACCTTTTACAATTTCACCATTTGTAAATTGTGCAGTATCTTCTGTAAGTATCCTATCACCATCTTGTTCATCTAACACATACGCAGTCGTTGTTGTTTCATAACGCACATAACTGTTTACAACTGTATATGTAACTTGACCTGCTTCTAAAAACTTGTAATACTCTTTTAAGAACTTAACAAAAATTGGGTGGTCAGCCTGTATAAAATCAGGCACCTGTCCTTCTATAAGTGGTGAAAGTTTAGTCTGAAGTTTTGACTTTTCATCTGCCATTGATTAGTATCCAGAAGAAGTAGGATAAGATGTAGTTGTATTAACTGATGTTGTACTTGCAGTTCCAGATGTTGTAGTTGTATAACCTACACCAGTTGTTGTAGTATTGTCTACTTGTCCTGTTACATTTGAGTTAATTAAATCTATTTCTAATAATTGATTACGAACTGGAACAATATCATTAGAACTTGGTATTGCAGTTATTCTTATGTTATTAGATGTTTCTCCATCTACATTTGATACTGCTGTTATCTTTACTGCGTTAATAGACACAGTTCCATTTGCATAATCTATTGTACCAGCTGCAGAACTTAAATAGGTTCTTACACCAGAAACCACAGAGTATATTCTTACTACACCAGCACCATCTTCATCAAAGAAATATTCTGTGGTAGTATCTCCGTCAATTTGAAAACCTGTTGATGCAAGAATACCACCACCACTCTTATTGTGTTCAGAGTGAGGATTGTAAAATGCATTTGCAAAATTAATTGTATAGTTTGTAGATGTATTTAATGATGGTGTAAAAAATTTACCCATAGTCACTGTCGTTGTATTGTTTAGAATTGAATTGTCCACACCATCTATTTGTCCAGTTAATTGTGAATGTCTAAATGGTGAGTTGAATGTTTCTAGTCTTGCATTTGAGTAAGCAGTTATTGTATTAACAACTAAAGTTTCTAAATCTGATTTACCTTGTGTTGTTGCAGATGAGTTGTAATTAAATGAAATACCTAAAATTAAAAATGTTGTTTCTGGGTCAACTACCACTGGTGTAATAGACGCAACTTTAAAAGAACTTAAATCCTTTACCAAATTTTCTTTTTGTGATGTTGTGAGATTAAGTGCAGTTGTACTCTTTACTGATATAAAAACTTTACCGTACTCTGGTGTTGAACTTACACCTGTACTCGTATTATAACTTCCATCTTCACCACCCCACACTGAAACAGCTTGTGTATTAGGAAAAAGTTTTTTTACATAAACTTTATAATCCTCTGCTGTAACTGCACGACCTTGTGATGCGTAATCTAATGGTGCGTTTAATTTTATAGAACTAGAAGATTCTGCTTCAGCACCACCACTTGCATTTGCGACTGTTGTAACTGAAATATTTGTAACCGTATCTATTGATTCTGTTCTAACAAAAGATGATGCACCGTTAGCTGCAGTTTTATTAGTAATCACATAATTTAGTATAACTACATTACCATCTGATACTGCAACACTGGTTGCACCATCTCCAAAGTAAATTTCAAACTTACCACTTTCTGTTTCTTGTAAATAATAAACTGTACTTACACTTGACAGTTGTGTTATGTCAGTTGCCTTTGTGTATGTCGTAGAAGTTGTATCTGTTGTTGAGTTTTGAACTTTTACTGTGAGTGTTGTTGTATCTGCACGAATATCTGTCAACATAAATCTTTGGTCAACATCATTACTGTCCACAATATATTTCGTACTTGCATATGTTCCCTCATAAATTTCTGTGCTATCAAAGGGAATAGACGAACCTGTGTTTTGAGAAGTCTTATCATTAATTGTTACAAATTGAAAATTAACACCATCAATAGTTGTGTTGAATGTTGTACCAGCAGACATTATCGCAGTTGAATTTGATGTTGTAAGTGAAACATTGATTGTTGCAATAGGAGCTCTAGGTGAACCTACCTCATACCCTAACATCTTTGCATGAGATACCACACTGGAACGAAGTGATGCACTATCCAAGAACATTTCGTTTGCTAACATATTTGCATTGAAACCAAGATAGTGAGTATTGTATGCGAGGGTGTCTAATAATATATTCATACCAGAACCTTCAAAGTCATAGTCAGTAAATTCATTTTGTCCTTTTAGAAATGTTTTAAAATTTTCTTTTACAGTGTCAAAATCAAATTCTGTAACTCTTAATTTTTTATCATTTATTGCCATCTATCGTAACCTCTCTAGAAATGCGTCAAGTTCAATTAATTCTGTTGGTGCGTTTACCACATAAAAATATACGGTAACTTGATAACCGTTTGAATCAAAGTTTGGATTTGTTCTTACACCCACAAGTCTTGCTCTTGGTTCGTGGTTTATAATTGAGTCTTCTATCTTTCTTGAGATAACAGACGCAACCATAGGGGTCATTAATTCAAATAACATTCCTCTTACATTACCACCAATTTCTGGGTGAAAAGGTTTTTCATAAGTGTTTAATAAAATTAAATTACGAACAGAACGTTTAACTGCTTCAATGTCAGTTACTCTGTTTATATCTTTATCAGACTTTTTACTAAAGAATAAATCTAAATCTCTATACTGTTTTACATTACGACTAATATCATTATTTCTTTGTGCGTCATTGTATGCAGACATACCTCTACTCCTAATGTATTATTTATACAACATTACTTGAATGGTGAAAACTTAGGTATGGTAACAGACAAATTAGCTGGAAGTAAATCTTTAGCACTTTCTATGTCTGCTGTTATCTGTTCTTGTGCAGATGAAATGTCAGAAGATATTTGTGCCTGAACATCTGGGTCTGCAAGTATTTTATTTGCTTTAGTCGTCATCTCACTAAACTGTGCATTAAAATCTACATTCGTAGAAACCTCTGCAAATTCTTCTGCTATACCTTTAGCATTTGAGAGAACAGTTTCTTGTGCAGATTGGATTGCTTCTGTCGCACCAGCTTTTAGTTCGAAGTTTGGACAGTCTTTACATATATCAAAACTTGGCACACTTGGTAAACTACCACTTAACAAATCTGATGCACTTGATAGAGCATCTGTTGCACTTGATATTGCTGGTGCAGCTTTTGAAACTAAATCATCAAGGTCGAAACCATTAGCTGATAATGCACTTCCAAAATTATCAGTGATTGAGGATAACTTAGATTGGTAATCTAACAAACCTGCTGGGGTTGATAAATCAAAACTTGCTAACGCAGTCAGTTCTCCTTGAAAACTTATTGCTGGTACAGAGGGTATCTCTGGTAACATACTTGATAAGTTTGATGATACACTTGTTATGTTTGCTGAAACTGCGTCCTTCAGTGCAGACGCAGAAGTAAAGTTCCCACCAAGTTGTGATGTTAGTTTACTTTTTAAATCAGCAGTTGCACCTGTTACTGCATCAAAGTTTATATTTGCTCCACAAGTCATTTATTTCTCCTAATTTACTGGGGCAACTTCATCTGTACCAGTTCCTCTTGCTGGTGATACTGGGTGAACGTGGTCAGTTAAAGCTCCGTCACCTTTTACGTCAATAAATGTATCCCCATCAATTTTCTCTTTGAACGCACCGACATAATGATGAGTTGCATCACCACTATACTTAATACCTGTTACACCAGATATTTTAGTTGTAAGAGATGAACTGTAAGTTTCTGTAACTGCACCTGTTACACTTTGACTTAATGTTCCACCAATTGTTTCTGTTACATTTTCTTCATAGTTAATTGTAACATTACTACCAGAACCATGTGATGTTTCGTTACCAGCTACAATAGACACATCATTGATAGCTATAACACCAAAGTCCTGTAGTGCAGTTTGAACGATTGATGCAGTTGTAGATGTGACTGAAATATCAGAGGTCACAGTTATGTCCTGTGTTCCACCCACTGTCCTAGTTTCATTTCCACTAACTGTTGTTGTTATATCTCCTAGTATCTGTCCGATAGTTGCAATGTAGTTTTTATCGACAGACAGATTGTAACTTCCATTTACAATTTCAGTTTCCATATTACCACCTATGGGATTACCATCTTCACCTTTCTTTCCACCTATCTTTACAATCTCATTTAGTCCAACTCTACGAATATAGTTTCCAGTTATGTCAAGTGTGTAATCTCCATCTACATATTGTCTAACACTTCCATATACAGTCAAGTCTAGGGCTCCACTTGGATTACCTGTTTTTGCATCTTTTCCAACTGCATTGATAACTATCTTTTTATTTCTTGCGATAATCTCGTAATCATCATAAACAACTTTTGTAACTCTTGTTCCCTGTGGGTGTATCTCCTCAAATGTTCCAGACATATGCTCTCTGTATAATCTCTCATTGTCTGGTGTATCATCTATCTCAAAGACGTGTCCACTCTCCGACTCTTGAACATGATTGAATGGATACTTTGCAGAAGGGTATGGGTCTTGATTACTGAATACAGATTTAGGGTGAGGTTCACTCCACTTACCATTTGCGACAGAAGTAGAAAATTCTTGTGAGTTGTTTAGGCCAGGTTTACCAGCAGTAGGAACATCTGCGAGTTTATTCTTTCTTCTTCTTTCAAGTGACTTGTGTGTTTCAGAAACAATACCCTGTGCAAGACGATTGGTGTCTGGTTCATTGATTGAATGATTGGAGTGTGTAATTTTTTCTGAGGGGTACTTTGCGTTAGGGTCACCAAATCCTCTAGTCGCATCTGCAACTGAGGTGGGTTTGCCAGGCAATGAACCTATGATGAGTGGTTGTTGTTTCTCCACTGCGTCCAAGAAGAAGCCCACAACCCAACTTCCTTCAACAAGAAAAGAAGGGGTGTTCCCTAGTCCTTGCATGGAAGGGTCGGTGATGGGGTGCATAATGTGAGCCCAAGGCAAATCACTTTTAGGTATGTTTACTAAACTTTCTGAATGCCAACCTAAACAACGGACACGAACTCTTCCCAATTTTTCTGGGTCGTTTCTATCTTCCACGACTCCAGTGAACCAGACGAAACCGTCTTGTCCCATAAAATAATTTTCATTCATAGTCAATACTCCTTACAGAGTATTTAGTCCGTTAATGTAAATCAGGGTCACGGCCAAGTCGTGCTTTTCTTATCTCTTGATACTCTTCAATGTGTAAGTCTATGTCTTTTACTTGTTCGTTCATTATACTCATTGTATCTTTTGCTTGGTCGTAATCTAAAGAATCATGTAATATCACTTTTTGTATGATGCGATATTTTGTCATAGTGAAGGTTATATAGTGTTTTGATTTTTTAGAAACTAGAAAGATTACCAGCAATCATGATTCTTTCATGGTCGCAAGTATGCTCTGGAACTTCGTGATGTAACCAGCCAGGGAAGATAGTCATGGTACTTACAGTAGGTGTCACACGATAATTTGCGTGAGTAAAGACTAAAGGACTGCATTGCTCACACCCACTGACGCAATACGTCCAACTCCAAGTATCAGGCCAGTGCGTATGACTATTGGTGAACTGACCTTTACCGTATATCAATCCCCAAGAGGTAGACACTTTATACTGAGTAGGGTTCTGTGTTCCGTCTTCGTTGGTTCTGGTTGCAAGAGGTAACAACTGTGCAAGACCTATAGCTGCATTACCTAACATACGAAACGCCTTAGATT